TTCTATTTTTCCTTTTTCTTCCTTTTATGAGTTCGACTCCACAGTCTCTTCCTCATGCAAGTTTATCTCTACAATGTATTTATCACGCCCACTCAGGCGTTTCACCACAAGTATTCAGATTCATCTACCATGTCCACCATATAATCCATACTAATTTTTGTATTATCCTGGTAGACTTCGTCGCGAATATTCTTTTCGATTAATTTTTCCCAAGTCGGAAAGCCCGATGCCAACTCCTCTACGGTAATGCCAGCTTGTCGCAATCTCTTTAAATCATCATTGTTCAATCGCTTCTGAATTTGCCCAGGCAAATCTGTTACTAATTCCGGAGTTCCGGCTAACAGCTCTGCATAAAACACAAACAGACGATCATAAGCGTCACGATTTGAAGCATAAGTGGCATATGCATGGCCAACAACTGAAATCATCGTATCTATTACATCTCGTGGACGAGGCACTCGCCCATAACAAGCACGAACCAAATACTCTCTAGACTCACGGAAAGGTAAGAAATCAGGTTGACCTACACCTTTATGGGGATTGTCTACGAATTGATATTTTAAAAAAGTACAACCCCAATTAATAATCCATCCATCTTTGGTCTTTGAACAAAACGGGACGCCATCCTTAACATCACGAATACGAACATCAAAGTGCTTCAACATAAAATCAGCAAAAGCCTTGCCTGAAAAATAATGCGAACCTCTCAACAATCCCTTTCGGTAAAGATGGTCATCCCCATAAACGACTATATTGATAATGGTCATTAATTCCCACTCTAACTCCTCTTGCTCTTCTTCTGGAGCATTATGTATTTGCCAAATCGCAAACAAGAAGAAATAAAGCGCCATAATCCATGAGTCCATATGTGAGGTATTAAACGCACCCGAAGGAACTCCACCGCGTATCGCTATCCATATATCTCCGAAAATGCGCGTAATTCGGACGATCATGAATTTAAGCAGTAGTTTAGTAATGCGTTCAAACGAAGGATAGTCCATAGATGATGGATCATAATACTCAAGCATACTACTAAAGTACAGATTAACAAAAGTCTCCCATACTGTCTGATCATAAAGCTTTGCATCACCTTCGACCATCTCTGGGAGAAAACAGTTCTCTTTATTTATGCCTAAGCATCGCGCTAACGTATCAACGCCTCCACGGCTCCATGAGTGACCTACACGGATA